TGCTCCACGCATCCTCGTATCCGCTTTCAAGTACCCAATTACCGGACGAGATTGATGACGTGTTAAAAAACGGTATCTCGACCTGCGCCTCAACGACAGTCGTTGACGTAAAGCTAACAATGCGTGCCCGGCCAAAGTTGTTTGTGTTCTCGCAATACTGACCAACCACACTGCTGACAGTGTACGTCGATGTCGCATCGGGTTGCGTCGTCCACGCAGACGACACCGTCGCGACTTTGCTACTGCCGACATAATCAGAGATGATGCGGGTCTGACCGTTTCCCGTGCCGCCCGTGATCCGAACTGTAGCGCCGTTGTAGATGTCGTCAGTGGCAAGTGCGCCCGACTTCAGCGTAATCGTGCTGCTACCTCCCGCCTGCGCTGTACCGGTGTCACCGTCGTGGAATACTGCAGAGCCTGCCGTCAGCGTGACCGCACCGTCTACCTTAGACGGCGTCAGTGTCGCTGCCGGGTTTGTCTCTGTCAGCGTAAAAGCAAATTTCGGTATGTAGTCAAAAGAAAGATCGCTAACTGTCCACGTTGCATGCGTGTCGCCGCGCACGATCTTAAGCGGCGTCATGGTCTCCTCAAACAAGAGCAGCGTGTCAGCCGACTGCGTGTACCACAGGTTCGACAGTCGTGCAGATGTGACCCCGTCAGTGACGCCCGACACACTTGAGGACACGTCAAGGAAGTCATCACTGCCGCCGTTGATGCCGGTGACCTGCGTGCCTTCGCGGAAAATGTACATGCGCGTGCCAACGAAAATGAGCATATACGTTTGCGTGGTGCTAAACTGGAACGGCACCAAACGCACGCCGTTTTGTGGTGAAGCGGCAGACGGTATCTCATACAAAAACCGGAGACCGGGGCGGCGCTCGATCGAGCCCTGCGGCTTGCAGATTACATTACGCGCACGCTCCAATGCACTCTCGTATTGTCTCAGATCAATACGACCGCGCAGTTCCGGGTTGATCTCACCGACCGCGAAATTCGTTTGCACTTTGATGACCCTGCTCATGCAAGGGTCAACCGTGTATCAATAAGCGGGAAGTCTTGGATGAACGAGGTGCCGCTGCCCATACCATCGACTGCAGCCGCTTGCCGGAAGTAACCGCCACGCCCACCTTCTGCAGGCGATCCGTAGGCCAGTTGCTGAAAGTATGCTGCCTTTTGCGTTTGGTCAGTGACCGGCTCGGCAAGGATGCTCGCCATGACATACTTGAGAAGTTGAACAAAGTATGAAGGCATGACCTGCTCTAGCGGGCGAAACTGATAATCGATCGTAATGTTTTCCTGATCAGTAATGATTGCTTGCTCATACACTTCCCAACCGGCAGTGATCGGTGAAGCGCCCACGTCGGAGCTGTTGAAGACAGCGCGAGGTACGCCGGTCAGGCTGTCGCTCGGCATAGGGTAGGCAAAAGCGAACTCGTTGACCGGAGCTGTGGCAGATCTCGCAAGATCTTCTTTTTTGATCGACCAACTCCACGGGTATTTGACGAGCAGACTGTCTCGGGTATGCGGATACAACTCTGCGCTAAGATTGGCACTCGTCGTGCCATCACTAAATGACGAAATCGCACTCTCCCCAAGCAATTGCAGAGCGTGCGAGCAGATAGTGACCTCGGTGTCGTCTGTTGCCATTTTTCCCCCATGATCCCCGGGACAGGTGGAAGCGGCCTGCCCCGGGGTGGGAAGCGCCGTCGAGGAGAGGACTCGACAGCAGGGATTGCTTAGTCGGAGTCGGTTGCCGTGATGGTGAGACCATCAACAGTGTCGACTGCCGTGCCGGTGTTGGCGTTGACATAACTCCACGTCAGCACCGGAGTGCCGCCGGTCGCTGAAGCAACGAGAATCACATCGTTGACCTTCAACAAGTCGGCTGCGCTGTTAAAGTAGTTGGCCGCCCGCACAACCGACTGAGCATCGGTTGTACTATACGACCATATCTGCGGAGCATTACCGGCTTTGTTGCCGCCACCGATGAGGTTGAGTCCGTCTTTATCGTAAGCCATGCTCTATCTCCTAGCTCTCGCGGGTTGTGATGCGAACGATACCGTTGTCATCGATCGCAACCGCGCCTGCTGAAAGCATGCAGTTCGTCAACCACGCTGCCCGCTCGGGCACGTAGTTGATTTCGGTTTTAATACCGATGCCTTCGGCGTACCCGAGTGCAGACTTGTGCATCGCGTAGCAGGTACGATCGCTTGATCCGTCGATGGTCAAGCCACCTTCGTCCATGTCGCCCATCACGATAACCGTAAAGCCCATATACTGGTCTACCGCACCGGACATAAGCGCACGCGCTGATACATAATCGACGCTGGTCGCCTGCTCTTCACTCAGCAGGTTGGCAAGGCCGTTGGCGTGGATGATGAGAAAGCGATCTTGTGCTGGGACGTTTTTGGCGTTTAGCTTTTTGGCCGCTTCACGAATTTTTGCGAAGTTTAAATTCGTGTTGCTGCCACCAATGCTGTTGGCAACCGTCTGTGGCGAGGATGCCGCATCGAGTGCGTCGATCTTGATCTGATCAGCACGACGGCCAATGGCGTTCGACACGACCTCAACGAGTTCCTGTCGTTCGTCGTAGTTGACCTTTTGCTGATCGAAAAGACTGGTGTATTCCGGCGCAACAAAATCGGTCAACGTCGCTGTGACGTTCGAGTGCGTAATGTTGAGCGCGGATACGTTTGCGGACGGGATGTGCACGGTCGCTTGTCCCGATCCGATTTTAGGGAATTGGACTGTACTGCCCACGACGCCGGTACGTGTACGGGCAATAGGCTGCAATTTTTGCACAGCGCTATAAGCCTGCTTTACTTCGGCCTCGAAGAGCTTGACAAAGTTTGTGCTGAGTGAAACAGCCATCACAATTTCTCCGAAAGGGTTATGACAAATCGCCAAGACGTTGGGGACGAATGTCCGGGTCAGGCTTGCGCTGTAGCGCCGCAGACCGTCCTTACGGAGTAGGGTCACATAATCAGATGCACACTTTCTGTCATATGTCAATCATAACCGTTACGACTACGGACAAAAAAGACCCGGCGCAAGGGCCGGGTCAGTGCCTGACTGTGGCAGTCAGTCAGGTGGGGGAGTAACTTATCCAAACGTCGGCGCGTGCCCATCCTTGCCGTACACCCGTTCAAATTGCTTGTATACCTTGTTGCGGAATGCCGCATTCGACTGATACTCCGGCGAGGCAATCAACTGCTGCAGTTCGTCGGCTGTCGGTGTGTCGTCGCCTTCCGGCGTCACCTGCACCGGCACCGGCTTCTCGCCGTAATACTGCCGTAAGCGTGTCAGAGCGCGGATGCCTGCAGCCGTACCGCCCCACACCTTAAACTCCTCGAAATCATCTTCAGTCCACACACCGCGCTGCACCAGTGATTGCGCCCATTTGACCTGTCCGTTAATCATCTCCTCGGCATTCGGGCCAAGTTGGCGCAACTCTTCCTCGCGATCAAATTGCTCTTCAATTGGGTCTTGCTGCTCGGGCATCTGCTCCATGACCATTCCGACAACCGCCTCAAAGTCGTCCTGCGTCAAACCGCGATCCTTGGCAACTTCGCGGAACTTCGTCAGCAGCGCGTCATCTTCCGGCAGTTTCTCCTGCAGGAATTTAACGTCGTAGTCCTTATCGCCTTCAGGGATCAGGTGCTTGCCGTTGCGTAGCTTTTTGTAGAGTTCCTGCTGCGACTTCGCGAGGTTCTCATAATCAGCCTCGCCATCGTCGGCGTTCCAAAATCGATCGGGCAACCACTCGGGCTTCTCGCCACTGGCCGCTTTATCGACATGCTCAATTGCATCGTCTTCCTGTGCTGGTTCTTCGCTCTCGATCTTCGCAGCATCAAGCAGGCCGGTTTCCGGCGCTGCCTGCTCTTCCACTTGCTCTTCGCTCATCTCTCTCTGCTTCTCTCTGCTCTGTTTACAATCTCTCGGATCAGCGCGTTTTGACCCTCGCGGTAATACCCGAACTCCGCGTCATATCCGGGTGCCCATGCGGGTTGATGCAAGAAAGCACCGCACAGCCACTCCAACATCTTCTCGCCGTCTTGGCTTTCAAGGATGCGATTAAGCGCCCGGTCTAATTCAGCCGCTTCTGTTTCAGTTTGTTTCAAGGGCAGTGGGCTGTCAGCGTTGACGCCCTCCCACCCCGGCGTCGTGATGTCGATAATATCTGCGCTCATTTCTTCCGCTTTTTGGGAAAGCCCGCCTTCATGTTGGCGTATGCTTTTGGACTGATGGTTGACTTGGATTTGGGTCGCGAAGTGCCCGCCTTGCGACGGGCATTTATATTCGAGTACAGACCGCGCCTAGCCATTTCTATTTCTTCTTCTTGGGCATTGTTTTGCCCATCATCTTCTTCTTGGTCATAGGCTTCTTCATTTTGCCTTTTCCATAATGTCCGGGCATCACACTACTCCTTCTGGTGGTGGTGCAGCAGGTGGCTGCATCGGCATCCCGGCCTGCTGCTGTTGAATAAACTGCATCGCCTGTTCTTCAATCTCGGCACGCTCTTCCTGCGTGGTGCGTACCTCTAACGGCACGCCCAGCTTGTCTGCTACAAAATCGCTAACCGCAGCGTAGTTGATCATCGCCTGCCCGACCGGACCAAGCTGCGACGAGATGCCGATCCACTGCAGCACGTCCTGCACCTCGGTCATATTTTGCGCCTGAGCCAGCGGGCTCACCGGCACGACCTTCACCTCAAGGCCGTTGATCTTCAGCGGCAGTGTGATCAGACCGGCGTCATCCATGATCGACATTGACCGACGCACAAGTGGTACCATGGTCTCACTAATGAGCCGACCGAAGGCACTTCCAAGATTGGTCGCCAGCTCCCGCATCCTCTCTACGATTTCTGTAGCACTGCGGGCAGACATATTATCCGGCGGCAGACTGTCATCAAGCAGCGTGCGCTTAATGTTCATCCGTAAATCCTGCAGCACGATCTGACTGAGTTGCAGATCGCCTGCGCGGGGCAACGCCATGAGTGACGGGCCTGCCGGGCCTGCGTTTCTCGCTACGGGAATAATAGCCCCCGGTGCGACGCGGATCGTCTGCGGATTAAGCACGCCGTCATCGACAGCGGTGTACATTCCGCTGATACCAAGGCTTGCATTCTTCAGCAGTAGTTCGACGGCCTTGTTTAGTGTCAAAATATCTGCGAGGCAGGCGACTACAGGCCCGCGTCCGTAAATCTCACCGGCGATTTTCTGAAACCTGCTGACAATCCACGGTGACGACTTCAGTTCGCGGTAGACCAGCATCGCGTCATCGCTGCGATCCTGCTCACCCTTATAACAGATGTAATACCCGAAACTGCCGTCGCCGTTGCGGATCGTACTTTCCTGCAGGTCGATCGGTTTATGTGGCTCGTCTTCCACGACGCGCCGCAGCACTTCCGGTAGCTCTGCGTCTTCCCAAATGCGATTGATATTCTCAGCGGCTACGCGCACCCGGCGATAGACGTTTTCGACGTTGCCATTTGGCCCCTCCTCTAGCGCGACGAGGAACTGCGGAATTGACTGAAACCGGATCGGCTCAAGATCGTCACCGGCCTGCACCAGCATCACGCCGGTGCCGACGCAGAGGTCCATCAAGAACTCGCCCATTGCGAGGTCAAAATTCGTCTGCCGGATCAGGCTGAAAAATTTGTGCGTGTATTTCTGCAGGCCGTCTGCGACATCCGCCCGACTCTCTTCCGGTATATCGGTGCCCGGCTCCAAGACCATCCATTTACGATCCGGCGGAAACAGGCCCGACTGTATGCGATTGGCAAAACGCTGCACACCGTGCACGGCAGTGCTGTCAAATACGGTCGAGCCCTTCTTACGCCCGCCGACCTTGCCGTCGTAATATCCGTCATAGAGGTTGCGCTGCGGCAGCGCGTACTCATAGCACTGCTCATACAGATCGCGGAAAGTTTCCTTGCGCGACCAAGCGGCATTATAGCGTTTTGTCAGATCACCGACTGATAAGCGTGCCATTAGCCCGGCCCTAGCGTGGTGTTCATAGGCGCAGACGCAGTCGTCGTGCCAAGTGCTTCACCGGTAATTCCAAGCGGAGATCCGCTGATCAGTGCCCGACCACCACGGCGTGCTCGGCGCTGTGCAGCCTGACGGCGTTGCGTATCTGTGCTTTCAACAGGCTTAGGCTCTGCCACAGGGACAGGCGGCGGTGGGGGCGGCGGCGAAGGCCGCGAAGGCCTTGAGACGACACTGCTCATCACCACTTCTCCTTATTTGCCCAATAGGCTGCTGACATCTTACCCTTCGCTATGTTTTTTGCGTGACGCGCTTTGAAGCTGCGCCGCCTTGCCTTGCCTTTCTCAGTCTTCGGAGCGGACCCTGCACCACTCACACCTTGCTGCCCAAATCTGATGAGCTTTACCTGCTCGCCGCTTTTCGCGAGAACTGCGTGCGACTTTTTAGGATGGCTAGGTGTTAATTTTGGGCGGTTGTATCCGCTAAATTTTTCTCCCCTGTATGTGACGCTCATGCTGTGCGGTTAGCTTGTTCACGCGAGAACTCGGTCGTGCTCGGGCCTAGCGTTGTGTCTTCGGGAATGCCGAGGAATGGATTGCTGTCGTCCTGCGATAACAGTAAGCGGCGACCGGATTGACGGCGGGCCCGCTTGCGCGCAGCGATCTCGCGTTTGTTCTCGCGCTCCTGTGCCTGTAGCCGATCGTCCTGCTCTTGCTGTCGCCGCAAAAGCTCGGGATCAGGTCCGGGTGGTGGGTCCGGCGCTTTCGGCTTGGAAAACAACGCGGTCATGCGACAACCTCGCGAACATAAAATAATCAATTCCGTCAGGCCCGTAAGCCATTAACCGACCTTCTTCGCTAAATTTAAGCGCTTTTATGAATCGGATGGCTGGTGGATTGCGGGTACTTACTGTGCACTGAACGCGTACAATACTCAGCTCGTCCATAAGTATGTCTACTAGACGTGTGGTTGCCGTCCAAAACGGACGCACCACAGACGTAATTGCGGTGTCCGTCAGCATCCACAGTTCACAGACGCCCGGCCACAGCTTGATGCA